ATGTGGTATAATAAGTGTGAAAGATTAAATAAACCATATCATATCTCATGTACATACGTGGATGGGTGTATCGAATACAATACTGCATTGATGGATTTAGATTTCAGAGATGAAGTACATGAATTCAACAAACAGATGTTTGACCTTGCAAAAGGTAAACCACTTACAATCTATATCGGTCATGACAGTAGACATGGAGACTTATCAAAAGTATCTAAGTATGCAATCTTAGAAAGTATTCAACAAGGCTTTGGTAAAGGATGGATGCATGACCAATGTCATTGGGCACCCGAAGTTAAAATACTTGACATTGCAGAGATTGAAGAGTATACTAGAGAGTATGCAAATCAAAGTACTGAGTTTACATACAGTAGATTCTTAATACCTTACTTAGAGAACTATGAAGGATTTAGTATCTTTATTGATGATGATTTCATCTTTAAGAAGAGTATACTACCAATGTTCTACTACTTAAACCCTAATGATGCTGTTGCATGTATTCAGTATCCACAATACAAACATGATGAGACAAAGTTTGATGGTGAGGTTAACATAGATTACCCTAGGAAACTTTGGTCTAGTATGATGGTGTTCAACAATGGTCATGAAGACTGTAAGAAGTTAACACCCGAAGTAGTTAATACATGGACAGGAAAACAGTTACACCAATTTGAGTGGACGGAGAAGATATCCAAGATACCCGAACACTATATCTTCGTAGAAGGATACGATAATCACGAAGAGAAATATAACTACAGCGGGATTCACTACACACGTGGTGGCCCTTGGGTAAAAGGGATGGATTATAGCACCATAAATAATCTTGAAGACTTTTTAAAATGGAAAAGAAAGTTGCCAATTGGCGACTAATGTGATACAATAATATTGAGAGGAACTAAATTATGAATGCATTTATATACGACAGTGACGGAACGTTATTCATCCGTAAACCAAACGGACTAGAATACGACTATCAGAATGTCGACAAACCAGCCTTTGACTTTGATTTCGATGTTATCGTCTATGACGATATCGAAGTTAAGATAGTCAATTACGAAGACGGTCTATCATTTGACCAACAAACAAAAGTAGCACTTTCGAAAGAAGAGTGTGAAATGATTGAACAGTATATTGAGAACAGTGAACCACCTATGGGTCATAGTCTCAATCAACAATATGTTGAATCTCTTTTCAGACAAACTAAACAATACGTTGAACAGGAATGTTTACAGTATAACTTTGATACTCTTGCAGAAACAATGTATGCTGGAAGAGAAGGGTCTAACCATCCTCATAGAAACAACGCTAGAAGAGTAATGGAATATGCAGATGCAGCCAATTGTGTTCTAGACCAACTTGCAAATGAGATACAATCTACAAGAGAAGATTTCTTGAAAGACTTTGATTCTTATGTGAGTGAAATACCTTCACCTTACGCACCCGAAGATACTAGAAGAGTTTAGTCAATGTATGATGATGTTGAGTTAGAGTTCATCAACGAACCCTTTCATATTAAAGATATGCCTTTACAAAAGGTATATGTCCTAGATGATTATCTAGGTCAAACTATGCATCATAGAATTGACGAATCCATCACACAGAAAAGTTACTGGGCAAAAACTAATCAAGTTAGAGGAGATAGTCCTACAGGATTACCTCATCATAGTTTTTGGGGAGCAGGTTTCTTCAGAGGTCATGACCAAAAAATAGAAGATGGTATGGAACCTAGAGACACATATCTAATGGCTTGGTTAAATAGAAAACTCCAAACAGACTTTGGATTTATGTGGGAGAGGTTTCAATACTTTGGTTTGAATTCTCAGACTCAAGGACTTGAAGGAACTACACATGCAGATTGTGATATGCAAGATGATTGGAATCTTTCATTCCTATACTATCCTAATAGATTTTGGAATGACTCATGGGGTGGTTCTTTAAGATTGTATGATGAAATGCAACAAGGAATACATGGAAGAGCAGACCACATTAAGAATCATCAAACACAAGAGGTTTATTTTAAACCAAATAGACTGTTAATATTTGATGGAAGAATACCACATGGTGCTGATGCACCTTCACCTAAAGCACGATACATGGATAGACGTTCTTTAGTAATAAGAGGAGACGAAATTAGTCTCAAAGTAAACTGGGGGGAAGATGCCTACGATAGAATTCACCACATACGATAAGGAAACGGTAGAGAACTGGAGACCAGTTCTTGCAAAATCCATTCAACCCGATTGGTGGAAGACCATGAAGGTGCAACAGAATATTCGTGGACAAAAGGCACAGACTCTAAGGTCATGTCCTGCTATGGATGACTGGTTAAAAACTGGTTGGTTAATATGTGCAAAGAGAGATATGGAAGTTAAAGTAAGTCCAAACTCCTCAGCTGCAAATACCGATAAGGGAGATTCATTATCATCCCCAACACATCCAGCTGCTCAAGCAGGTCATCACTTTACATACTTACACGAGGATGATGCACCAACAAGGGATGCATTCAAGATGAAAGCACCTTGGAACATTATCACACCGCCTGGCTATTCTTGTCTATATCTAGACCCATTCCTATTTCAGAATAAGTATTTTGCAACATGGCAAGGTATGATTGATACAGATGCATTCAATGTTAACATGGATAACTCTCAGATTATTTTCTATCCTAGAACAGACAAAGATTTCACAATCAAAGCAGGCACACCCTTAGTTCAAATAATACCTTACAGAAGAGAAGATTGGACAGCATCATACATAACATACGACAATAAATCATGGCAAGAGAATCGTTCCGTTCGAACCACTCATAGAGAAGGTGAAGACGGTAGTAAACTTAAGACCATGGATGAGTGGAATAGGTCACCCGAACTCAGAGAAGAGAAGAGACATATCGAAGGTATGGCAGGTGCATACAGAAGGATTAAGTATTGGAATGAGAAGGGTAAGATGTTTAAAGAAGACAATCCACCACCCGAATGTCCTATGCATAACCCCGACTTAGAACAGAAAGAAGAAGTACAATTGGAATTATTTGGAGACCAAGATGTCAGTTAGATTAGCATTCCCCACATTCATATTTGAGAGAGACTTACTAGACCAAGAAAGGTATGGTAAAGATTCAGTATCAGAAGAATACTTAATATCTCTTAAGAAAGAAATGGATGAGTGGAGAAGAAGAGACCCGAAGGGTAGACAGATATCAAATAGATATACTGGTTGGCAATCACAAGATGGTGTTGAAAAACATCCAGCCTTTGCAAAGATTATTAGATGTATTGAAGCTACGTTGAGAGATGAAGTACAACAATTCTTTAGAGTTCATCCCGACGATGCACAAGTCAAAATAGATAACACATGGGCAAACATCAATGACAAGGGTGCATGGAATACACCACATTTACATAATGGTTGTTGGTACAGTGGAGTCTTTTACATACACGGAGACGGTGACGAGGGAGACCTTCAGTTAATCAACTGTGACCCTAAAGTTGTTGCAGACCATCCATCCGTTGCTAGAAATCAAGAGAGTATCGGATACATGCCAGTTAGAGGAAGACTTGTATTGTTTCCTAGTGGTGCAATGCATATGGTAGAACCTAATCCTACCGACAAAGAAAGATACAGTATATCATTCAATTCAAGAGTACATCATATTGGGAACGCAGGTTCGGATAGAAGAGACGCCCAAGATACTCCACCATCAATAGATGAATTTATTTTCAATTTAGATGCCCTAGGCAACCCCTTGGTGAAATAGGTTTCATAAATAAAGGTATGGAACTTACAGTCACACCTTACATACTATGGAATATCGTTACGGTATTCGTTATCGTACCTATTGGTTTCCTTCTTAGGAACACACTTCAAGAAGTATCACGACAAGGTATTCTACTAAATAAAACACGTGAAGAGATAGCAAAAGACTATGTCACACGTGAAGAGATTGAGAGGGATATGACGAAGCTTCTTGACCAAATGAACCGTATCTCAGATAAAATAGATAAACTCGCTACCAAAACTTATTTCCAAGAATAAAAACACCTAAATAGTATTAAACTAGGATTAATACTATGGCCTCACCAAATTCAAAAGCTACTCTTAAGGAATACGTCAAGAGAAAACTAGGCGCACCTGTGTTGGAAATCAACGTAGATGACGACCAGTTCGACGATAGACTCGACGAAGCATTACAATACTTCAGAGAATTCTGTTATGACGGTTCAATTAAGTGTTATCTAAAACACCAACTTACTGCAGCTCAAATTGCTTCGTTCAAAACTAACGAGTCTCATACTGCAGCGACAAGTGGCGGTCAAGCTGTTGACGGTCAAACATATCTAGAACAACAAAATTACTTGACTCTTCCAGAGCATGTATTGTCAGTTCTAAACATTCTACCATTCAATGATAAATCAAACCTCAATATGTTTGACTTAAGATATCAGTTAAGACTGAATGATATGCATGACTTATCATCTACAAATGTATTACATTACTCCATGGTTCAACAGAACCTTTCATTGATGAACAATATTTTAGTTGGAAGAACACCAATAAGTTACAACATGCACAGCAACAGATTGTACATGAACTTAGATGCATCTAGATTGGTTACTGGAGAATACTTAATCATTGAGTGTTACAGAAAAATCGACCCTACAGATATGACAGACGTATTCAATGACATGTGGTTGAAGAAGTATTGTACTGCATTAGTTAAGTATCAATGGGGAGAAAACCTATCCAAATTTAGTGGTATTGCATTGCCGGGCGGAGTCACACTAGACGCTGCTCAAATGAAAACAGAAGCTCAAGAAGAGATATTAAGATTAGAAGAAGAGTCAAGACTGAATTTCGAAATGCCAGTCATGGATTTAATGGGATAACAATATGCCAACAAATGTATTTTTTAACCATGCAGTTAATTCTGAACAACACCTGTACGAAGATATAGTAGTTGAATCATTACGAATGTATGGACATGAAGTCTACTATCTACCAAGAGAAGTAGTTGAAGAGGACACAATCCTCGGTGAAGATGTACAATCTGCATTCGGAGAATCCTATGCAGTAGAAATGTATCTAGAAAATACAGATGGATTTGAAGGTGATGGGGACTTAATGTCCAAGTTTGGTGTACAAGTAAGAGACCAAGCAACCTTTGTATTATCATTAAGAACTTGGGAGAGATTCATTTCCCTAGATTCAAACCTTACAACATCACTAAGACCTAACGAGGGAGATTTAATTTACTTCCCTCTCAGTGGTTCTTTGTTTGAAATCAAATTTGTAGAACACGAGAATCCATTCTATCAAGTCGGTAAACTATTTGTATTCAAGATGCAGTGTGAACTGTTCGAGTACAGTGGAGAAGACTTCGATACTGGAACTGTTATAGACTTAGTAGAGAACGAACAAGCATACACAATCGAAATGGTTGTTTCAAATACAAGTGGAGACTTTACTATTCAAGAAGTTATCAATTATAGTGGGGCTGCAACTGGTGAAGTTATTGGTTGGACTCCAGGCGTGACAGACAACGTTCGTAAACTTACTATCAAGGATGTTACTAGAACCCTTGCTGTTGGTGACACCCTAGTCGGTGCAACAAGTGGTAAGACAGTAGTCATAGAATCCATTACAGACGTGCTGACGTTTGCTAACGATGGTAATGCACAGAATAAAGACTTTGAAGATAAGGCAGATGGTTACCTAGACTTCAGTGAGACGAATCCATTTGGTGAGGTTACATAATGTTTGGGACATACTTTTATAATGAAACTTTTAAACGTGCTGTTTCCATATTTGGAACTCTGTTTAATAACATAACTGTTAAGAAAGTCAAGGCAGACGGAACTGTACTCACAGAATCAAAAGTACCCATAAGTTATGGGCCTAAACAGAAGTTCTTACAACGACTAGCAGAAGATGCTAATCTTAATGATGGTATGAGAACTGCAATCAGTATGCCTAGACTTGCATTTGAACTTACTGGATTTGAGTATGATGCAACTAGACAACAAAACAAATTAATTAGAAATAGTAAATCATCTTTAGAAGGAAGCGATACTGGAAAAAGAGGGTTTCAATACCAACCAGCACCATACAATTTAACATTTAGTTTATCAATTCTTGCAAAGAACATGAATGATGCACTACAAATAGTAGAACAAATACTACCATACTTCCAACCCGAATACACAGTTACCATGAAGATGATTGATTCGATGACTGATTACAGAGATGTACCAATCATCCTTAACTCAGTGACAATGGAAGACTCATATGAAGGTACATTCGAAGAAAGACGTGTTATAGAATACACTTTAGAGTTCTCTATGAAACTATACTTCTTCGGCCCAGTATATACTGGAGAGGTTATTAAGAACGTTATCGAAAGAATTTATATATCAGACGGAGTCCAAGGACAAGTTAAGACTGCAAGTGGTCTGTTCACTACTAGTGAAATAGATAGTAGTGGTCTAGTTAAAGAAGTCAAACATTACGAACCAGCATTTGCAGCCAGAAGTAATGCCGTATCAGCATCGACTACAATCACTTTTCCAGTAGCTATAAATACAAAGGTAAGTGTGAACGATGAAGTGTTCGGAACGAATTTGGGAACCAATCCAACCATTGTTTCTATTAATGCAAATAAACTATCAATGGTAGTTTCCGCTGCAGTCACAATAGATGCAAAAACAAACTTGAAGTTTGTAGGTTCAGTTGACCCAACCGATACCTTTGTTGTCGCAGAGACAGTAACATTTTATGATGACGGTTCTACCCGAAGTTTTGCAGACGATAGGACTACAGATGCGAGTTAATTATGGCGAAAGATACAATAGATAACCAACTGGATGACATCCTTGGTATCGAAAAAGAAATCAAACAAGAAGTTCAAGTAATACCGAACAAGCTTCCGTCACTAAATGACCGAGGTGAATCCATAATAAACGACTACAAATACGCAAGAGAGAATCTCTATGGTCTTGTAGAGCGTGGACAAGATGCTATCGATGGTATCTTAGAGGTTGCAAAAGAAACTGAACACCCACGTGCATACGAGGTTGCTGGTCAGTTACTTAAGACAGTCGGTGAGACTGCAGAGAAATTATTAGACCTACAAAAGAAGATTAAAGACCTAGAGAAAGACGATGATAAACCAAAGGTTGGTACACAACACAATCATCTATACGTAGGTTCAACTTCAGAATTACAGAAATTTTTGAAGAAGACTAAAGAGTAATGGTTGCACCAACCAATGAAGGTTATCTAGGTAACAACCTCATCAAAAGAGGTGGTATTGATATACAATACACCAAGGATGAGCTTGCAGAATACATCAAATGTTCTGAAGACCCTTGTCATTTCATTGAGAATTACACACAGATTATCTCACTAGACGAGGGTATGGTTCCCTTTAAACTTCGTGGGTATCAAGACAAACTAATAAATCATTATAACGACAATAGGTTTAACGTAGTACTTGCATCTAGACAGAGTGGTAAATCCATTACGTCATGTGCTTACTTACTATGGTTCCTAGTATTTCATCCCGAAGTTACCGTAGCGGTTCTTGCAAACAAAGGTGCAATTGCAAGGGAGATGATTGCACGTATTGTTACTATGTTAGAATCAGTTCCGTTCTTTCTACAGCCCGGCGTTAAGATTCTTAACAAAGGTTCAATAGAATTTGCAAACGATTCAAAGGTAGTTGCAGCTGCAACATCCTCATCATCTATTCGTGGTATGTCAATCAACTTACTATATCTAGATGAGTTTGCATTCGTAGAAGACGCTGCAACCTTCTATACTGCAACATATCCAGTTGTTACCTCGGGTAAAAACTCCAAGGTTATCATTACCTCTACTGCAAACGGTGTAGGTAATATGTTCCATAAGATATATGAGAGTGCAGTACACGG